GGAAAACTATAAATTTCACAAGAGTTGTTAAGGAAGGCTGGTTTACACCCAAAGATCTTACTTGGAATAAAAATCTAACACACCTCACAACCGAACAATTCTTAGAAAAATTTAAACTGTCACTTAAAACTGCGTAGTTTTTACTATGCATAAACGCTAATATTTCCAAATTCACCAAAATTACCGTTTTTCTACCATTAACAACACCGTTTTGCACCTTATTATGTAAATACAACACTTATAAGTACAAATCGCATTAAAGGAGCACGTGTAATGACAAATAAATTTGAACAATTACTAGAACTCTTAATCAACGAAGAGCAGGATAAAGCAGAAGCATTATTTCATGAAATCGTGGTTGAGAAATCTCGTGACATCTACGAGGGTCTTGCAGATGCTGATACACAAACAGAAGCAAAGCACAAAGACGAAAAAGATGAAAAGAAAGATATGAAGGAAGATGAAGTATCTGAAACTTCAGAAGAGTCAAAAGACGAAGAAGTAAAAGAAACAGAAGAGTCAAAAGACGATCAAGTAGAAGAAACTTCAGAAGAGTCTAAAGAAGATCAAGTTGATGAAGTAGTCGAAATAGAAGACGAAGCACCAGCTGATGAGTCAGAAAAATCAGAAGAAGAGTCAATTGAAGAAGTTGGCGGTGATGCAACTGACGAATTAGTAAAAGACATCTCAGCAGACGAAGAAGGCGCACAAGAAATGCACATGGGTGGCGATAAAGCTGCTGATGACATGGCAAAAGACATGGACATGGACGCTGAAAAAGATGGTGACGAAGACATGGAAGACAGAGTTGTTGACTTAGAAGATGCTTTAGACGAACTAAAAGCTGAATTCGAAAAAATGATGGGTGACAAAAAAGACGACGACGAAGATGAAAAAGAAGATGAGTCTTTAGAGCAACCATTAGAAGCTCAACCTGACGCAGAGCCAGTAATGGCAGGCGAAGCAGCACACAAAGACGCAAAAGACATGAAGAAAGAAGCAATGCATAAGGACAAAAAAGATATGAAAAAAGAAGCTATGCATGGCAAAGACAAAGACAAGAAAAAAATGGATGAGTACAAAATCCAAAAGTCTGCAAACAATTCTGACATGTCTGACAAATCTGCAAAATCACCAGTGAAAACAGGTGGTGCAAAACAAGGCGGTACTCCAGTTAAAACTGGTTCAGGCGCTGAAGAAAAAGGAAGACCAGCACCAACTGCACAAAAAATGTCAGGTGAATTTGCGAACAGTCCAGGAAAAGACAAAGCTGCTGCTATGAAGCCTATGAAGGCTAACACAGCGGACGGTTCAGAAAAATCTGCAAAATCTCCAATATCTGGCAAATAAGTCAAATTGGAAATTGAGGGGAGTTTAGATGTCACTATATCTTAGAGAACACTTGACCTATGATCAGGCCAGAGTACAGATCCTACACGAAGGTGAACACGGCAAAGATTTGTACATGAAAGGAATCTGTATTCAGGGAGGCATTAAGAATGCTAATCAGAGAGTTTATCCTGTAAATGAAATTGGAAAAGCAGTAAAAACTCTAAATGATCAAATTGGTTCAGGTTACAGTGTACTAGGTGAAGTAGATCATCCAGACGATTTAAAAATTAATTTGGACCGTGTGTCACACATGATTACTGAAATGTGGATGGATGGTCCAAATGGATACGGCAAAATGAAAATTTTGCCAACACCGATGGGTCAACTTGTCAAAACAATGTTGGAATCAGGTGTGAAACTAGGCGTTTCAAGTAGAGGTAGTGGTAACATTAGCGAATACGGAAGCGGCGAAGTTTCAGACTTTGAGATCATCACAGTTGATGTTGTGGCCCAACCTTCGGCACCAGGTGCTTACCCTACGCCAATATACGAACATCTTATGAATACCAAAGGTGGAAATATGGCAAAGGGTTTGGCTGCTGAAGTTAGAAACGATGAAAAAGCACAAAAGTTCCTCAAAGAGGCGCTAACCAACATAATAAAGGACCTAAAATAAAATGATAGACGCAATATCAAAACTAGTTGAATCCGGTGCTATATCAGAAGATGTTCAAAAGAGCATTCAAGAAGCATGGGATCAAAAAATAAAAGAAAACAAAGAAGTAGTAGGTGCTGAATTAAGAGAAGAGTTTGCAAAAAGATACGAACACGACAAAGCAAACATGATCGAAGCTATCGACAAAATGATGTCAGAAAAATTATCTGAAGAAATCACAAAGTTTGTTGAAGATAGAAAAGCACTTGCACAAGAAAAAATTGCTTACAAAGAAAACGTAGGCAAACATTCTGATAAGTTACAAGAATTTATTCTAACTAAACTGTCAGAAGAACTAAAAGAGTTACACAGTGACCGTAAAGGTGTTCATGAAAACTTTACAAAAATGGAAGAGTTTGTAGTTAACGCTCTTGCAAAAGAGATCAAAGAGTTTCATGAAGACAAAAAAGGCGTTGTGGAAACGAAAGTCAAACTTGTAGCCGAAGCTAAAAAACAAATGGCTAAAATGAAAGAGGCTTTCATAACAAAATCTGCTAAAGTTGTAGAAACTGCGGTAAATCAAAAGCTTGCTGAAGAACTTGCAAGTCTAAAAGAAGACATTACTGCGGCTAGAGAAATCAACTTTGGTAAGAAAATATTCGAAGCGTTTGCATCTGAGTATCAGAATTCATACTTAAATGAAAAATCTGAGACTGCAAGATTAATGAAAGTTGTGGATGAAACTGCACTTAAATTAAAAGACGCTGAGAAGGCTGTCGAAGAGAAACAAGCGGTGATTGAGTCAAAAGATGCTGAGTCCAAAAGACAAGCAGACTTGATGGAACGCAAGGAAAAGATGGCTGAGATGCTCAAACCATTGGGCAAAGAAAAGGGTGAAGTTATGGCTCAACTACTTGAAAGTGTACAAACTGACAAGTTGCAAACTTCATTTGACAAGTACCTACCTCACGTGATGTCTGACAAACCAGTTGAATCAGGAAAAAAAATTATTTCTGAATCAGCAGGTGACAGAGCACAAAGGGAAGATACTGAACTAACAAATTTCCGTAAGTTGGCGGGAATATAATAAACACTAAGGGGAATATTCAAATGTCAGAACTATTTGAATCAAAATGGGGCGAAACTAAACAGGCCCTAACCGAAGGTTTAACAGGCAACAAGAAAAAAACTATGGATGTTGTGTTGGAAAACACAAAAAGATACTTGGCTGAGCAGTCTACAGCTGGTGCAACATCTGCAGGTAACGTTGCTACGTTAAACAGAGTGATTCTTCCAGTAATACGTAGGGTTATGCCTACTGTTATAGCGAACGAGATTGTTGGTGTACAGCCAATGACTGGTCCGGTTGGACAGATTCACACACTAAGAATAAGATATGCAGATACAGTAAGTTCGAACACAACTGCTGGTGAAGAAGCATTATCTCCATTCAAAATTGCGAAAGCATACTCTGGTAACCAGAATAACACAACTCCTAAAGCGGCTTCTACAGCATCTTTAGAAGGAACACCAGGTAAAAGATTGTCTATCCAAATCTTGAAACAACCGGTTGAAGCTAAATCTAGAAAATTATCAGCTAGATGGACGTTTGAGGCGGCTCAAGATGCACAAGCACAGCAAGGTATAGACGTAGAAGCTGAAATAATGGCGGCATTAGCACAAGAGATTACTGCTGAGATCGACCAAGAGATCATCCAATCTTTAAGAACATTGGCTGGTACAGCTTCAGAAACTTTTGACCAATCAGCTGTTTCTGGTACTGCAACATTCGTTGGTGATGAACACGCGGCATTAGCTGTGTTAATCAACAGAGTTGCTAACCAAATCGCAACAAGAACAAGAAGAGGCGCTGGAAACTACGCTGTAGTATCTCCAACTGCTTTAACAGTTCTTCAATCTGCAACAACTTCAGCATTTGCAAGATCAACTGAAGGTACATTTGAAGCACCTACTAACACAAAATTTGTTGGTACATTAAACGCTTCAATGAGAGTATACGTAGACGCATACGCGGCAGACGGTACTTCAGTACTAGTTGGTTACAAAGGTGCAAGTGAAGCAGACGCTCCGGCGTTCTACTGTCCTTACATACCTTTAATGTCAAGTGGTGTTGTATTAGATCCATCTACTTTTGAACCAGTAGTAGGCTTCTTAACAAGATACGGATATGTAGAGTTAACAAACACTGCATCTTCACTTGGTAACGCAGCTGACTACGTTGGATTAGTAGCGATCACAAGTGGAAACTTAAAATTCAAGTAAGCCAAGGCTTATTATTTCAAAGAAAGGCGGCTTTATGTCGCCTTTTTTTGTGGCGGTGGCATTGTAATTTAAATAAAACAATGCATTACTGCTTTCATCATATTCCAAAAACAGGTGGTAGTTCTCTTAGAATGCGTTTAGAGGACAGAGCAGACAAAAAACAAATTTCTAAATTTGATTATGCCATTGGTCATAACACCACCAAGAGAACACCAGGTATACATTTTGTATGGTTGAGAGAACCTTTAGATAGAGATATATCACATTTCAATTATGATATGGAAAAAGGTGAAGCTAATTCAGATAATTTTGAAGAAAGTTATGCCAGTCTAGCAGGAAATTTTATGATCCTCTGGATGTACAAAAATTATTTGTTAAATGATCATAATGTTGATATTGAAACAAAATATCATACAGTCAGACAAAGTCTTAAAAATAATTTTACTAAAGTTTTTTGCACAAAAAATTTTGAAGACAGTTGGAACTATGTGGCAGATAGGTTGAAAGTTGACAGAGAACCAAGGTTAAGCACAAACAGAAGCAACGAAGATTATAAAAAATATGCTGATAGAAAAAATTTGTCTAAAGATTTTATTACATGGCATAGAGCTTATAATCTATATGACTACAAGTTGTACGAAGAGTTTTGTACATAGTTAAAGAAAAAAATCCATATTCATATCTGTCATATACCAAATGTGATAGTTTAATCTGTCTGTAATACTTCTAAATAATTGCACGATTTCATAAAGGAATCTACAATCAAGGGAGGTCCAACATGGATTATCTTAACAAGATAAAAGGATGGGCTAAAGGTATTGCTGACGTAGGAGTATCATTAATTGCGTTAGGAATAGTTTTGGAAATTCTTTTTAATGGTCAAGGTATTCCGTTCTGGCCAAATGTTTCTGTAATAGGAAACGTCCAGGGCGTACTGCA